TATACACTTGGTTTGATTTCTACAGAAGCACTTGTCAATGAAGGGGCAAGAGTTGCTACTCCGTTGACAGGAAAACCAGAGCAAATTATTGAAGACACTTTAATTAAAGAATATCTAAAGAGTGAGAAAAAATTATTTTCAGATCCATCGGAATTTGAAGTGAAACTCCTACCAAATAGAAGGAGACCATTTGAAATTGCAAATGCATTGACAACCAAAGCTATTCCACAACAAAAGAAATGGGGAGCATCCAGTGGAGTATCTGGTAATAACTCTGTTGATAATATTAACGGAACTGCAGGATATTTTTTCTGGGAAAGTAGTAGAGGATATAATTTTTATTCTGTAGATAGTTTGTGTAAACTAGATGATGAAGATAGACCAGCATGGGGACCATATGTTGAAGATGAGGCAAATAAAGAAGGATCAGATGAACAGTTAGTTGTTATTGATGCAAGTTTTACATCAGAAGTTGATGTAATGACCAATCTTCGCGGAGGTAAATACGCTACACTAATGGTGTTCTTTAATCCTTCCACGGGTCAGTATGATGAATATACTTACAAATTGAAAGACTCGTATGAGAAAATGGAACATCTTGGATCTGGAGAGTTAGACCTAATCCCATCCACAGAGATTGATTTGTCTGATTATCCAACTAGGTATATGTCAACTATTTTAGATCATGAAACTTGGTTCTCTGGTTCAACACCAGGATCACCAGAACCAGAAGATGGATCTTCCGCTCCTAGTCCATATGCTGATTGGCAGAAATATTTTATGGCACAAAGTATCTCTAGATACACAACGTTGAGAAATCAACAATGCACAGTTACAATACCAGGAAATTCAGATATTTGTGCGGGAGATAGAATAGAAATTAAGTTAAAAAATAAAGTTCCAGGTGTGGATATGAACAACGAACCTTTCGATTTGGAGAGTAGCGGTGTATACTTAGTAAACGAAGTAACGCATGACTACGACACATCGAAGGGCACAAACGGTATATTTGCTACTACCCTACGGTTGTTTAGAGATGCCTTCGGAACACCAGATAAATAAATCAGGAGGTAATACCACATGGAAAATATCGAAACACATATTCAAAGAGACAAAGAGATTCTTGATAACCCAATGATCTCCCCTAATCAACGCCGTCATATTGAAAGTGAACTGAGTGAATTGGAAGAATATGTAGAGCATCACAAGGCGGAAATTGAAGCAGGAGATCACCATGATCCTTCACCTTTAGAACTCTATTGTGATCAAAACCCATCCGAACCTGAATGTTTGGTTTATGAGGACTGATTTATATGGACGAGGCATTATCCCGTTTATATCCACAAAATAAAATTGGATCTGATGGATTCAATTGGTGGATAGGGCAAATTGAAGCACTAAGTAAGGATGATCCTGCAGTAAAAGGATCATTTCGTTACAAGGTACGTATTATTGGCGAGCATGTAAAAACATGTGAAATCGTCGGTAGTGATGATTTGCCATGGGCAAGTGTAATGATGCCTGTTACTTCACCAATGACAGTTGGTGGACCAGTTCAAGGTGCTCCAAAATTACAAATTGGCAACTGGGTTATTGGATTCTACATGGATCCAGATAAACAAAAACCAATTATTATGGGACAAGTCCCTCAGGTAATTGGTGCTACTGGAAATATTAATGAATATAAACCAGGAGAATGTAATTCGTTTACAACATACTTAAATCCTAATAACAATCCTTACACACAAGGACCCGCAAAAATAGAAGCAACGACTGTTGATTCTGGTGAAGTTGCACAAACAGAACCAGCAACTACAGTAACACCAGAAAATGGCAGTACAAAAACACCAGAAGAAAGTGATGCTCCAAAGGCATCTCCACCTTTACAAGTAATTGCAGATCTAGAACAAGAAAATATTTGCATTCAACTAGCAGATAGTTGTGGTAAAGAAAAAGATTTGAGTTGGACATTTGCAGATCTCTTGGGGGATATGCTTGCAGAGATTCAGAACAATAACGGTAACATTGGAACATCATTAGTCAATAGATCTACTGGGGAAGTTGCTAATGCTATTGAAGATGTAACAAAATATGTAAATCAGTTTATCGCAGTAACTGAACTATTCCTAGCAAAAGTAAAAGGCATCATTAAGAATGGTTTGAAACAGGGTGTTGATGCGTTAGTTAAAGCAGTTCTTAGACAAGATGAAACTGGCAATGCTTTGACACCAATTACAGAATTTTTTAATGAACAACTGAAGAAACTTGGTTGTGAAATGGAGGACATTGGACAGAGACTTGCCGATTTCCTTACTGATTTGATCATGGGATATGTTGATCAAATTTATCGAGCAGCAGCGTGTCAGGTTGATCTTCTTGTCAATAGCGTACTCAACAGGATTCAATCCGAACTTGATAGTCTTATTGGTGATATTTTAGGATTTATCGGTGAGATTCTTGGTCCTATTGGAGATGCGTTGAATATTGTTGGTGATACCATCAACCAAATTCTTTCTCTTCTCGGCATCACATGCTCTGGTGGTGATAAGAGATGTGCTGAATATAAAAAAGAATGTGTACATGGTGATGAAGACGAGGAAGAAGATGAAGAGAATTTCTTGGACAAATTGTTAGCTGACCTAGAAGATGACATTGAAGGCATTGCTCCTGGTCTAGGGTTTGACAATACAGTTTATACTTGTTCTGATGCGTATACGGGCACTTCTCTGTCAAATACGTCAGTTGGTTTTGTTGGAGGAACTCCAGCAGATACTACTGGAACTTCTACTGCACCTAAACTTGTATATGAGATTGATGATATTAAGGTAGCAGAGGGTCAGGTTGCAAAGTTCACGATCACTAGGAATGGATCTACCCAGTATAGTTCTTCTTTAAACTTCAAGACCATTGATGATACTGCAGAAGCAGGATCTGATTATATTGGGAAGCGTGGTATTGTTGTTTTTGAGAAAGGGCAGATTGAGGCATCTGTAGAAATCTTTACTTTAAATGATGATGAACTGGAAGCAGGGGGCGAGGATTTTAAATTGATCCTTGCAAATATAACTCCTCAGTCTAAAGCAGGAGTTGCCAGTGTTGGTTTTATTAAGAACATTGGAGTTTGCACAATTAAATCTAAAGATGACACAAAACCACCTGGATATACCGATGATGATGGAGTAGAAGTTAACAATCCTTACCTTTCTATTGTTGGAGATCCAATCAAACAAATAACTGATGTTTTCCCAATTGTAGGGGATCCAGGTGTAATTGGTGACTTTGATGGAGACGGAGTAACAGATGACCCTACTGCTGTCATATATCAATTGAAAGTAGATAAATCTGTTGTTGAAGAGGGAGATTTTGTTGTCTTCACTGTTGATACATTAAATGTTCCTAATGGAACAGTTGTTCCGTGGATTATCAGTGGAACAAATGTTACATCTTCTGATATCGTTGGAAATCAACTTTCTGGAAGTGTTGTTATTAATGACAATAAAGCATCTGTAGTTATTGGAATTGAAGAAGATGCAGAAATTGAAATTGCGGAGACAATGACATTTACGTTGTCTGGAAAAGGAATCGCAAAAAATGTACTTATTGCAAGTCAAAAAAATATAGATGATTTTGATTTGGGTGTTGGTGAAAACGATGACAGTGTTGTCATTAACAAACCAGTAAAACCAGAGGCAGGTGATCCTGTAACAGATCCAATTGGAGGACTTATTGAGATACCAGTTAAAAAACCAGGCGGACCATATGTTATTCCACCATATGTTTTGATTGGTGGTCAAGGATATGGAGCAAACGCCCAAGCTCTGCTGGATAGTGATGGTTTTGTTACAGAGATTCGTGTTACTACCCCTGGCATTGGGTATAAACTCAACCGTCCAGAATCAACTGGACTCCGTTGTATCATTGACTCATTTACGTTAATTAGACCTGGACAGGGGTATACCAGTGCTCCAACTGTTTGGGTTAATGGCAGAGATAATGTTGCTGAGGCACTTGTTAAAGACGGTATGGTTACTAGTGTTAGAATCTTGGATAGAGAAACAACTTTCAGTGAATATCCAGAGGTTTTAATCATTGGTGGTGGCGGTATTGGTGCAAAATGGATTCCATCTTTTGCATGTCTAGATACACCAGGACTTGTGGAGATTGGTTCTACCAAGATCGGCACTGGTCGTTATGTTGATTGTCCGTAGAGGTAAATTATGGCAAGTAGTACACAGGCTAAAGTAGAAGCTTCTACGAAAACAAATACAAATAAGACACCAGCAAAGGTTCCTCAGACCATTGCTTCACCATCCACTACTAATGAGACTCAGAGTATCTCTAAGGATGGATTCATACTAGAATCACATGTATTAGCATATGATTGTCACTTGTACAGCAGATTGTTTGCTAATACAAAAGAAGTAGATGCAGTAAAACTTCGTGGTGCTGGTGGAACTGGCATGGCATTGACAAGTAAAGGTCAAGTCATTATTCACTCTGGACCACACAGTAAAGAAAAGGGTGTTGGTAGTGGTAAGATTGCAATTGAATCCCAAGGTTCAACTATAGTCAGCGCCCAAAGGGGATTATCAATCAAGTGTGGTGATAGAGAACCATATAAAGATGGTGCCTTGAAAGTAATGGCAACAGCTGATTCTCTAGTTGAATGTCTTGGCACACTTATGCTCAAAGCAAATAAAATTGTCTTAGATGCATCTAACATTGAATTTGCTGGTGGTGATATTCAGATTATTGCAGGTGATGGCACCATCAGTATGGCAGCTGGTCAGATGGAATATCTCTACACCAATTCGTCCGAGACAGTGTTTGGGCAGAAGAGAACTATTCAGATTGGTGAAGAATCAAAAACAGAATTAGACCCACGAGGATCTACAAACAACGTACAGATGGGTGCTGATAATACGGCAACTGTTGGTGACCAAGTTTTAAGAACTGCTGGTGCCACAAAGATCGAAGCAGCTGGTGGTCCTGGTCAGTTGGTTAAGGACAGAGGAACAGCATTATCGATCAGATTGTTGCTTGGAAACATGGACATCACCGCCGTAGCAGGTAACATTGTATCGACTGCAACTGCTGGTACAAATACCGTTACTGCAGGAGGTGCTGTCAATATGCTAGCGACAGGCGGTGTAGCAACGATGACAGGTACTCTAGGAGCAGTCATCTCTGGTCTGCCAGGTCCAGTCACAATAACTGGTTCTATCATCAATCTCAACTGATAAGTCAGCGTTATCATAGTCATCGGATATCCGTATTGTAAACTGGCACAAGGGGTGTTGCTTCAATCCTTTTTTGGTGCTAAATTACTCATGTAGCAAATCAGGAAAGTGCCTCAACTAATCGCACCAACCACTTGACGCGCTCTGCTTCATGTGCTACAATTCATTCAACGGAACAAGTCGAGTTCCAATTCA